CCCGCAGCTGTTGGTATTGTACAATTTTGGTTAGCTAGTAGATGGGCGCCATTACCGCCGCCGCCAGGTTATGTAGGTCCGATAACCGGAAATCAAACAATATCGGGTGGTAGTCCTGCTCCGTTAAATTATGATATATGGAATGCATTTAATAATAATATACCTGGCAAAGTAGGCGCGGTAATTGCTACTAAATTAGTTGCAGCGTTTACTGCACATTTAACATTAGTTCAAGGAATTTACGTAGGTTTGATACCAAGTCCAACCGGACCAATACCTGGACCACCATTTCCATGGCTAGGAGTAGCCTAATTTTAAATTACAAATAATTATATTAAAGAATCAATATGGACACTACAAAATTTTTAACATTAATAAAAAAAGCGGTACGTGAAGTAGTTAGAGAAGAAGTAAAACTAGCATTGCGTGAAGAAATGGTAATATTACGTGAAAGTTTACGTAATGCACCCCAAGCTCCGATTGTAGAACGTAAAGAAACTAAAACAACATTTACGCAACCTACAACGCAAAAGAAAGCTACAGTAGAAAAGAAAACATTTGTTAAGAATCCATTACTTAACGATTTGTTAAACGAGTCTACACCATTTGGTAGAGATTCATATACAGAAACTCCGTTTTCATTTACAAGTAATGATATAATGAGTTTCGGCGCAGAACATGCAATGCCACATCAACAAGCTGCGTTAGTAGATATTGAAGGTAACGCGGTACCAGTAACGAATGAAGCAACTGAAGCAGTTGTTAACGCAATTACAAGAGATTATAGCTCGTTAATGAAAGCTATCGATAAGAAAAAAGGTAAATAATAATTGGCACGCCCAGAATACAAATATAATCCTATAGACTTAATACCAGATAAAGCAGTTGGTATTAAATTGCCATTTCAAGGCAAGAAAGGTTTATTTGACCTTTCATATACAACTGAAGAACAAGCTATATCAAACTTGAAAAATCTAGTATTAACGAGAAAAGGCGAACGATTAATGCATCCTAATTTTGGAACATCGATTTACGATGTATTATTCGAAAATATGTCAGAGGATTTTTTTATCGACGTAGAAGATAGTTTACGTGCGGATATAGAATTTTGGATGCCATACTTAATAATAGATGCTATCGAAGCTTCGCCATTACAATTTGGTGATGCTGCTGATTTTGAAAACGGTTTTAAAGTTTTAATAAGAGTTCGAGTAACAGAGAATGGAGCTAACCGTACTATTATAATAGCATTTGGTAATAGTCAAGCAACAATTTTAGAATAAGGATAAGTAATGTCAGACATAATTAAAAAGGATGTAAAGTATATTAATAAGGATTTCGGCCAATTTCGTCAGAATTTAATTAATTTTGCCAAAAATTACTTTCCTAACACATATAACGACTTTAACGAAACATCGCCAGGGATGATGTTTATAGAAATGGCGTCATATGTTGGCGATGTATTGTCATTCTATACCGATACGCAGTTCAAAGAAAGTTTATTAACATTAGTTGAAGAACCTGCTAATTTATATAATTTAGCACAAGCAATCGGTTATAAACCTAAATTGCGTACCGCTGCTACAGTTGATTTAGATTTTTTCCAATTGGTGCCATCTATAGGTACTGGACAAAATACTAAACCAGATTTTAAATATTGTTTAACAGTACCAGCTAATACGGTTGTAACTACAACAGATAACGTATCATTTAGAACTTTAGATGCTGTAGATTTTGCATTTAGCAGTAGTTTTAATGCAAGTGACATTACCGTGTATCAAATTGATGGTACAGGACAAATTACATATTACTTAATCAAAAAGAAAGTACAAGCGATAGCTGGTGAAATTAAAACAGCTACTTATACTTTCGGAGAACCAAAACCATACGATAAAATTGTTATAGATGATACCGACCCGGTATTAGAAATTATAGATGTAACAGATAATGACGGTAATGTGTGGTATGAGGTTCCATATTTAGCACAAGATATAGTACCAGTATCTATACCAAATACAACATTTTATGACCCAGACTTAGCGTCTAACAAAGGTTCAGCTCCATATATATTAAAGTATACAAAGACAGAAAAACGATTCGTTACACGTTTACGCGCAGATAATAAAATAGAATTGCAATTTGGAGCTGGTGTTAGTTCGGATGCGGACGAAGAAATTATTCCAGACCCAACCAGCGTTGGTTCAGGTTTATCTTATTTGGAACGAACAGCTGATTTAAGTATTGACCCAAGTAATTTCTTATATACTAAAACTTATGGACAAGCTCCCAGCGGCGTAACATTAACAGTGAGATATACAGTAGGTGGTGGTATTCCGTCAAATGTATCTTCTAATACAATTACTGTTATAAATGACCCTACAGTTGCAACTTTAGATACATTTGGTTTAAATAGTAGTACGGTATCATTTGTTAAAAGTTCATTAGCTGTTAATAATCCAATAGCAGCTTCGGGTGGTACCGAATTAAAAGACATCGAAGGATTACGTTTAGATGCTATTGCAAACTTTGCAGCGCAGAATAGAGCAGTAACAAAAGAAGATTATATAGTACGTTGTTTCAACATGCCAGGTAAATTTGGAGCAGTTGCTAAAGCGTACATCATACAAGATGACCAAATGGTAACTGGTACAGAAAATAAAATTGCCAATCCATTTGCATTAAACTTGTATACATTAGGATATGATGGTAATAAAAACTTTGCTCCGTTGTCTTCAACAGTTAAAGAAAATTTAAAATCATATCTAGCACAATACCGTATGTTAACAGATGCTATTAATATAAAAGATGCGTTTATTATTAACATAGGTATTAACTTTGAAATCATAACAAGGCCTAACTACAATTCAAATGAGGTAATTTTACGTTGTATCGATTACATAAAAAATAAATTGAGTAATGATAAAATGCAAATTAACGAACCAATTGTATTGAGTTCGATAACAGCTGAATTAGATAGGGTAGAAGGTGTACAGTCTGTATTAAGTTTTGAAATAGTAAACTTATATGATACGGCTGCTGGATATTCTGGTAACTATTATGATGTTGCAGGCGCAACTAAGAATAGAATTTTATATCCGTCATTAGACCCTTGTATATTTGAAATCAAATATCCGAATAAAGATATTAAAGGTAGAGTTGTAAAAATTTAAGGAACATAAATGCAATATAACATATTCGCACAGCGAGATGCTACATTATACGAAATATATCCGACACGCAATACGGGTAGAGATGCAATATTAGAACTTACTAAAATTGCATGTGGCTCTTTGTATGAGGGTAATGCGTACGGCGTTAATTATAACTCTAGACCTATAATAGTTTTTGACTTATCTGAGATTTCAGCTAGTGTTGTTAACGGTACTATATCAAGCAATGCTAGATATTATTTAAACTTACGTTGCGCTGAATCTTCTGAATTACCATATAACTATACTTTATATGCATATCCGGTAAGTCGTTCATGGGAAGCAGGTTATGGTAATTATAGTTCAACGCCACCTATTACAGAAGATGTTAGTTGGACATATCGAGTGAATAGAGGCGGTGTACAAAATACATGGAGAACCGCTGGAGGCGATTATTATACATTCGTTCCTAGTTCTTCTATTTCATCTTCATTAAGTCAATCATTTTCATATTCGCAAGTTACCGCTACTACGCCAGGTAATTTTAGTTTAGTTAACACAGGCGCTGATTATTTATTAACAAGTACTCCGTTTGAGGTTTATGTCGTAGCTACTAGCGCGTCTGCACATACTCAATTATTGAGTCAATATGTATGGACAAATACGTCATCCGCAGCTACGACATTAGATATTCAATATACAGCGCCAATAACTTTAAGTTCAGGTTCACCTAATGACACATATAAAATATACGTTTACGATTCGTCTTCTGCATTTTGGCTTAATTACAATACTAGTTTCGGCACTATAAATGCAGGTATATCTATCGCAACAGTTGAAAATAATAATTTATCAGCTGCATTACAAAATTTTGGATTTTCTAGAGTATCTGAACCTAGCAATACAAATACAATCTTTTTTACAAGTTCAATATTAACGCCTAGTAGTTCTATAAACTCACAAACAGGTTCTGGTACGCCTATAGCATCTCAATCATTTGCATTTGCAGACCCTGATATAAGAATGGACGTAACTAATATTGTTAAACTTTGGTTGAGTGGTTCTATACCAAATAACGGCTTTATAGTTAAACGTAGTGATACAGACGAAACGAGTGGAGAGATTTTAGGTAGTTTAAAATTCTTCTCTACCGATACTAATACAATTTATATTCCTAAATTAGAAGCAGTTTGGGATGATTCAACATTTAATACAGGTTCATTAACAGAGATTAACGATGATAACATGGTAATCTATTTTAAGAATCTACAAGCTTATTATAGAGAAGCTTCCAATGTTAAATTAAGAATGGGTGTAAGGCCGGCATATCCTGCATTAACTTATTCGACATCATCCAACTATCTAATTAATTATTACTTGCCGTCGAGTTCATATTATAGTGTAAAAGATACCGTAACTGAAGAAACAATAATACCGTTCGATACTAATTATACTAAAGTTAGTTGTGATAGTAACGGTAGTTATATTAATTTAAAGTTGAATACATTCTTACCAGAACGTTTTTATAGAATTATAATTAAAACGATACAAGATGGTGGCGATAGAACTTTAATACATGATAATGGTTATTACTTTAAAGTAGTTAGATAATGAGTAACACACAAAATATAGAAACAAACAACGAGAATAACGCCGACGTATCTCGTGAACAAGCTTTACAAATTCTTCGTAGTTTATACGGATATGCAGAACTGCCTTCAGAAAAACAAGCCAATGATTTATATTGGAATACAGTTTTAAAACAAGCCAATATAACACCAGCACAATACGAAGAATTCAAATCTAAATACGTAAAAAGAAATTCGGTTGGTATAATTGAAGCTATTTCTGCAAGCGCGGCTAATAACTTATATGTACCTTTAGCTCGTATAGCAGTATCAGATACAAGTTCATATTATCAAGTATTAGATACGGACTTTACTTATTTTACAGATATAGTAGTTACTGATGATTTATCATTGCCACAAAATGGTACATTTTTTATTAGACCTAATCAAGCAGATGCTCATATACAATATGGTAGTCAATATGTAGTGTATTTTGTTAATAATAATAAAATATACAGAATGCCAAACTATAAAACATTAGAAGTAGAATTGGTAGAACGTAAATTAACGTATGACTCTATACAAATTTTAGAAAATCCATATGTAGACGCTATATTTAACAAGTTTAAATTTACCGATTGGCCAGATAGAACTAACGCATGGAGAACACCATTTCCGTCAATTGCTGTTTACAGACCATTCCCACCGTCAGTTTATTTATTACAAACATCGCATGATAGAGTATATGAAGGACAACAAATATTAGTGCGTTTATTAACACAACGTGTACCGCCTGGCAGAAAATTCAAATATTCAATCGAAGGTGTAAATGCATCTGATATAGATATTCCGTTGAACGGCATATTAGAAACAGCTGGTAATGAATTAAATGCCGGAGTACTATTACGTATCAATACACGTCGCGATAAAACAAGCGATGGTAGTAAAACTTTAATATTTAATGTTGATATACCATATGACCAAACCTACGGCGGTGGTCAACGTTTAGAAGCAGCTATCGATGTTCTGGAACGTTCAACGTCACCACAATATTTAATTGGCCCTGCCATTATAACAAAACAAACAAATACTCCAGTAGTTGATATACGTTCACGAAACGGTCAATACAGATTTGTATATCAACCGGATGGAAATTTAGTTATATATGATTCACAAGATAATGCTCTTAGAGCATATGGATATGGTTCTCAATATTTCCAATTACAAAATGATGGTAATTGGGTAATTTTTAATGCAAATGGTACGCCTAATTTTGCGATTGGTACTGCAACTAACGGACCTGTATATTTTGTAATGCAAGATGATGGTAATTTAGTACTTCGTCGTATGTTTGACGATTTACCAATTTGGTCAGCATTGGGCGGCGGTTTAACTGACAATCATAATCCGTTAAAAACGGCAAATGTATCAATATTAAAAGCATATGCAAATTTATTAAGTGCATATGCTACGTCAAATACCAATAATCAACAATCCGCGTTAAACAATGTACGAACTGGATTTAATTTATTACCACAAGCCACTAAAGATGCATTAGCTAGAAATGCAGGTATAAACAAATTAGCATTTATAAACCCATTAGCAGCTGGATTTGATAAAATAAATGCTGCTGCACAAGCCGCAGCTATCAATTTATTCGTAGGTGGTAATGAAGATAGAATTGCAGCATTAACATATCCAGGTAATCGTACATACCAACAATATAGAGATGCGTTAATAACAGCTAGTACAGAAATTAACATTGCCGATATTCCATCTCCGCCAGGTAGATTTACAGTAGCAGATAGTTTAGGTTTTAATGTTAGAGGCGTAGGAACCACTCCGGTGGGAGAAGCTCCTCCAGGTGCAGGCGCAGCTAGTGGATTAGGAGCCGCTGCAGCGGGCGGCGTAGCAGGTGGAGCGAGTGGAACAGGAACAGGAACACCACCACCATCTAAACCAGCTGTACCAACTATTACTTTAGTATCGACTAATAGTACTACTAAAATACAAACGGTTAGAATAACACATCCTAATAACACAGCACAAATTAAAGTAGCTGTAAGTGCAAACGGTGTTGCAACGCCAAATACAAATTATACTGTTGGTAATACTGTTAACGTTTCTCCTGGTTTAAGAATACAAGCTCGTGCAATAGTGAATAACGTATCAAGTGATAATGCACAACTTATAAATCAAAATACACCACCACCTCAGCCACCACCACCCGGCGGTCAAGGAGGTAGTAGTAATAGAAGTGCTGGTCCATTTTAAAACGGCATAGTATTCTACTATGCGA